GCATAGCCCATAGACCAGCCTTCGTTGGGGGAGTAGTCGGGAAACTCCATGATACCCCACTGTTCGACGCCAGGACGGAGGTACATCACCGTGTCGTCGGACACGACAGTATCTTCGGGTGACGTATTCACGTCGTCGGAGTCCATGTCTGACGGGTAGCCTTCGTGTCCGTCAAAGTAGTCGATGAACCGTTCTTTGAGTGTGGTTTGGGTACTCATTGTATCTCACGAACAGCCGCCGTCTGACGGGTAGCTGTTCAAAGAATGTGGGCTGAGAATCACCGCACTTCTTGCAGTTGTGTGTCGTACTCTTTCCACATACCGCATTTCAGACATTCAAGAATAACGACATTCTCCATATCTCTGGTTATGTCGTCGTTGCCTTCCGTTACGTTATCCGAACTTTCCTTGTGGTGTTCACAGATGTATTGTGGGTTATTCATTATTGTATGGCTCCGTGATTTCCCAACCAGAGTTATTTTGAATAATCGACTCTGCCTCTTTGAGTGCTATATCTTGGTCACGGTTGAGACTTTTATCTTCGGCGTACATTTTTGCCATACTGTATAGTGCAACCAGCGACTCTGTGTGTATTTCTTGTACTGACATGGTTTATGTGTCGGTCGGGTAGTGTTTGAAACTACCGTCCCAAAGAATGTGGGCTGAGTGGTTAGGGCTGATAGAACGACGTTGGAACGATACACGTCTTTTCTTCGCCGTGATCTTCAAACGTTACTGTCACGTCGGTATCATCCATACCAAAGACGGATTCGATCTCGGGGATAAGCCACTCAGGGAGTATCTCGGGGTATTCGACTGTGAACAGGTAGTAACTCCCTTTCTCAAACGTGTGTTTCCGAACCACGGAAACACGATACGGACTGTCCCGAACCACGAAGGATTTGGTACAACCCGTCCCGTTGCCGTGGTCATCGGCAAACGTCGCTTGTTTGACTGCTTCTTTGATACTGTCGACGTATTCGATATACTCTTGGTTTCGGTTCATGGTATCTCACGAACAGCCGCCGTCTGACGGGTAGCTGTTCAAAAAGAGAGGTTGGTTATTGACTGTGAATTGACGGGGAGTATTTGTTTTCCCCAGTCAGCCGTGTGAATAGTTCAGTCCATGTGAACCACCATTCTTCTTTAACTGTCCACTCTGGTTCGCTTGTGTCGTACTCAGTGATCGAAACACCTTCTGGTCCGTACCACAGTTCAAATTCTATTTCGTCTGTCATAGTTTGTCTCACGAACAGCCGCCGTCTGACGGGCAACTGTTCAAATAATGGGCTGGGTGGTTATTCTTCAAATTCTTCGTATAGGCCAGCCAATTCTTCGAGCAGAAACTCGGGGATATCATCTTCTTGGACGTTTTCGGCGTGGGTCTTTGCGACCCGTAGCCGCTGGCGGTATAGTGGCTCCCCGAAGTTATCGAACCACGACATATCTTCAAGCACTTGCAGCAATTCGACTTTCTCGCGATAGCCGCCAGCGGTGGCTGCTTTGTCAATCTGGTTGTACATCTCGTAAATGTAGTTCTCAATTTCGGACATGGTTTGTCTGTCGGACGGCTATCATCTGAGTGATAGCTCCCGAAAAAGTGTCTGTGAGATTATTTCAGTCGGTAAACGGGTTTGTGTAGGTACGGAACACTGACGTGTGCACCCCACACTTCGGTATATTCACCGTTTTCGACGTTTACCCACAGCTCTTGTAATGATTCTTCTATGTCTTGTACACTGTCTGATACTCTGTCTCCATTATCTAACGGAGTTAGGTAGACAGTGTAGGTAACACACTGAAAGACTGTGTAAAATCTGTCTGACTCAGTGTGGTACAATGCCATACCTGCATTGAGAGATTCGACATTTGACCGAACGAACCACTCATTTTGGTATTGTTCTGGTAGTGACATAATTGTATTGCGGGTTTGAGGTGTGAATCTCTCTCCCGAAAAGAGGTGTGTGCTGCTACTGGTTATATTAGTCTTGCTTGAAAACGTCGGGTTTCAAGCCGTCTGCTATACCACTGTCGACTACTTGTAGTGCTTCTTGTTCACATTCTTGCCAAATATGAGCGAGTGCTTCGTTATCTTCCTTGAAGGTATGGCATTGAATGTCGTTATATGCCATATCTTCCATTTCCATTCTGTTCATGGAATTAGGCCAATAGCCGTTTGCGAGTGCTTCACGTTTGGAATCAAAGGCTAAATCAGCCATCGGTGCCCGAGTGAGTGCGTCTCGCATATACTGAAATGCGAGATTATACACAAGCTCCGAGTAACGACTGTCGTTACGTCGGTCGGGCATATGAGCGAAACACTCGGCTATTTCATCATCAATCTGCATTTCATCAATATCCGACCACTCAGACGCTTCAGAATCCACGTCTGATGGATTAATCAGATAATCGAGTGAATCAGTTGCTTCTTTGGCCTTTTGCCGTATTTTGGATTCGGTAACTCGTTTCATGGTTGTTTACGGACGCTTTGGGTATGAGCCAAAGTCCCGAAAAAAGTGAGTGTTTGGTTACTGAGAAACTATTTTACAGTTACTCTCAGTAAGTTCTGTGTCACATTGTGGGCAACTATCAGGTTTATCTCTTGGATATGTTGGCATATCCAATTCAGTAAAGTATCCCCTACAATCACAACATTGAATTATTGTTGCATTATGATATTTTGGGGAACTTTCCTTACAGTGCGGACAGACATTAAGGTACTTTTGACTACGTTGTCTACTGTAAGACCTACTTTTCTTGTGTTTGTAGTACCATTGTCCCTTTTTCCTGATACTGTTTTCACAATGTGAACAGTATTCTCTCTCTGTCGTATCAATCGGTGGTCCATGTGGTACAGTCATAGTTTTGTCTGTCGGACGGTTATCATCTGAGTGATAACTCCCGAAAAGTGTATGCTTCTAATGAGTACCTAAGCGTTTCGACTATTGCCACTCCCGACAGTCTATCACGTCGCTACTGTCGGCTTGAACCCACTCAGTTGGATTATTTGGGTGTTTGAGCGTTATGCTACCTTTCTGTTGTTGAATGGTATGTAATTCCATTGTGTAGCTCCTTAGTGCCTAATTGATAGTGTGAATATCAATCAGGCAAAAAGTGACTGTGGTTAGTCGTCGTTTTCGACTAACATTTCGCCACACTGGTTACAACAGATATACCCAACTTCGACCGACATAACATCATCAGCACCTAACCACGTTTCGCCGTTTTCCGTGGTATCATGTGCGACGTATTGGGCATTTTCTTCAATGGTCCCCGAAAACACTGTGTCATTTCCACAATGTGGACAGGGAGATTCAACCACAATGCCCCAGTTACGATTTTCGTTTTGTTCAATGCGATACTCGAACGTATCTTCTTTGTGGGGAATAGTACTTCTCATGGTTTCAATTTCCGACATTTGACTGTCGTACCTCGAAAGTGTACCATGTAGTTTGTATTTCCGATAGTATGACACTATCCATACGGTTAGGGAGTGTAATTAGGATTTTGTAGTGTTTCGCCGTGATATTCTACCTAAGCGGTCTTTTCGCAGCAATTTCACTGTTCATATGATTATCTTGTGTCCGTAGTGTTGAAAACGTCACACAAGAACAATGATATTTCAGCCTTGTAATACCGTGAGTCGACTATTGCCCGTACCCACAATGTGGACCGTCTTACGACGTTTCCAGGGCAATATACCCGTTTGGGTACCTGGTTGATGTTTCCAGTATCTCGAACGGTATTATCCTAATTTCCTTCACTCAATCAGTCTAAACGACCGATTGAGGTGTATCACGTCACTTCCAAAGGCACAATGCCATGCATGGAGATCATGACTCTCTATCGGACTATCAGTGATTCTTATCTTCCCTCATGATCCGTGAGATTCGACAACATAGCAGTACACAACAGTTCTCTTGGGTCACTTTGGGCAATTTCTTCTATGATGTATTACGTTGTATAGGACCGTTTCATTAGCCTACCTTTGGTTTTTGGCACGTAGCCGTATAGTATCCAAATAGGTTCTTCCCTGGTTGTTCAATCACACAATAAACAACTAAATCTTCGACAGTGAATCACTGAAAGGGGTAAGCAGTGTTTGGCTACTTGGGTTATCTCACTGTAAGCGTGAGCACGCCGTTTACTGTCTTCCCCATTTACTCTGTGACGTGACACCCAATACGGCGTTAATCCCGCCGTGACTTGGGTGCCTTGTGACAGGGGTCAATTCCCCGTCGATGGGTCCCTCGGTGGGTCCCACCTTGCTACATCTGTATGTGTGGGTCCATGTGTAATAAAAGTACCGAAGTATGCCCAAAGATGGGTACGGGTAAATGCAGGTAGCTGCAATAGTCGAAACTAAGTGGATACTCAGATACCGACCGAAAACTGAGTGAGTACTCAGTGGCGGATAGTGTATCACTGATACGGGACAAACCCCCCTCGCTCCAGATGTCCCCCACAGACACACCCATACGTAGCCACCAATACCCCACCCACAAACACCGTCAGAAAGGCGTCAGAAGCCCGTCAGACAGTCGAGATACCTACCACGAAGCAGATCACCACATACGGCCCCCACCACCACGATTAGGCAGCCAAGCAGCGGCCCTGAGAAATGGGGGAGGGGATCCAGCTCGCCACACAATCCGTAGTTCGTACTGGTCCGTTCCTCGAATCAACTCACCACACGGACTGGTCGACGGGGAGGCGGTAACAGTTGCCGATAGTGTCCGTCCATCGGTGCGTTTCGCCACTATATAAACCCCACCATCACGAAGACACTACCCCGAGGGACCAACCACCCTGTCCGTCGCTCAGAAAATTTTTTCGTGCTGACCCCAACATTTAACACGTCTGAAAGCAAACCAACGGTAATGAGTCACAAGACTACAGACAGGGAGAAGGCCCCTCTCGACTACTCTCCCTCGTCAACTGCGATTGATGAATCGGATGCTCGATACGACGAACACCGTGAGGTAGCTGTCGGACGCCACGACTACACGGACAATGCGACGTTCACTGACGAAGATATCCCGACGACACCTGACGACCGTCGATGGGCTGACGATACTGATGTCGTCACGCCGTGGCGGACTCTCAACGACGCCAATCGGTACTACACCGATGACGAGGATGGGGTTCGGGCGAAACAACACGAACAAGACGCTGTCAACGATTGCCATTCGTGGGGGCAACGTATCGGCCTGACTCGCCTCGAACGAGAGCGGGCGGCAGGCATCATTCGTGCAGCAGAACGCGGCGTTCGCAACGAGTACGGTATGGAGACGGTGGTCCTTGCTGCCCTGACATTGGCCGCCAACGAGGACGACGGCGTCGGGATTCGTTCCCTGCGAGATAATGGTATCGATGTTGACACCCCCGAGTCGATGACCCGTACTTACGAACAATTCCGTCAGACACTTGACATCCCCTCGGACACTATTCGTGATTGCCGCAATCATCTTCACGATTCTATGTGAGTTCTTCACACGTTCTTTATAAGGGATGAAATTCTCACTATGTAATAGGAGGGGTTGTGGGGGATTCCCCCCGACTGTCGAACGCTCCTGATTCACGCTTTCAGAAGTCTTCACGGAATCATCCCCCAAAATCCCCATACGAAAACGTATTCTCCTCCCTAACATCCACGGCTCAAAAGGGAGAGTACATTTTACGCAATAGTTGTTATACCAAAGTATCCGTGACACCCATATGCTTGTAATGGCAATAGGGGTGACGGGTATTTTCCCTTCACTGTAATCCATGTCTGACCACCTCACTCCTGAAACGTATCCTGCGGAGTGTACAATTTCTGAGGAAGAACTACGTGAGTTACACGACTTCCTCACCGACTCCGATAACGACCACATGGATACCTACGTCGAGGAGTGGCCCCCGTCAGACAAACATGGTAACGCCTACCCCATCTGGTTCACAGTCAAGGACTTCGATGGCAGTGGCAAACTACGGTTAGACGACGACAGCCAGTACAGTCCGTTCGTCGGCAACCTCGAACCCCTCGACGACGACAACCGCTGTAACGAACCACTCGATAGATGGCGAGATCGGTATCGCAACATTCGCTACTGTGGACAGTACATCCTTGACGAAGACGACTCCCCCCGCTGTTACCTTCACCGACGCCCAATCATGAAAACCGCAGAAGAAGCCCTCCAGACTGGCCTTCACACGAAGACGATGGACCACCTCTACGAGAAGGTTGGTCCCTGGAAGAAACTCGTTGGGTGGGGGACATTCGAGTCGTTGATGGGCACCTCCACGTACGATTTCGCCGTGGAGTATCGTGAACGACAGTTCGACTTTTCCGAGGAGCCAGCGGAGGTTCGCCCTGCTGACTGTGACGAGGATGGTGTCCTCACCGTCAAGTGCGGTCACCCGACGGAACATCTCGACCCCTCGATGTCGCTGTTCGTCGCAGCGATGATGGGTGTCCAGATGCTCGTCGTCCAACCGCGCATCATGCACGAGAACCGTGAGGAAGGGGAAGGCATGATGGAGTCTCGGACTATCGAGACGGCCCAACTCACAGCTCCCCCATCCGAACACGACCCATCCCCACAGGAGTTTAAGACACTGGAGACGTGGTCCGAACACCACCTCAATTTGCCACTGTCACGACTCGTCTCCGACCGACAGACACTGCTCGAACGTGGTGGTGTCAATGTCGATCCCGACGGTGATGACAGTGACAGTGTCGGTGACGACGATATCGTCCTCGAAATCGAGGCTGATGCAGACTCTTTCGAGACGACGGAGGACCCATCGAGTCCAAATTCGTTCGAGGACCAACCAATCACCGAGGAAATCAAAGCCTCAGTCAAAGACAGTGAGGAGGAATCTGATGGCTGACAATCTCTCACCCGAGGCAACGAGCCAACTTCGCGTGAAACACGAGACGATGCGTGAAGTTGCAGAGGAGTGTAACCTCGTTGACCCTCGGGAACGACTCACTCACGGTGAACTTCGTGACCGACTCCAGACACTGTGTCCCGCTGAACGCCGCGTCCTCCATTCACGGCTTCGTAACCGACTACGCCGTCTCAACGAACTGATGGACGGGCAACGAAAGACGTTCGACGCACCCCGTGCCACAGGCGTCAATCTCACTGACGAAGTCATCCTCGAAGACCCCTCAGCATAACGTACGCTACGTGGCTCTTTTGGCGTTCGTTTCGAGGGATGATGTTTCCCCCTCGGAACTGAACGAAACCACGCAGAGTCCGTGTTACGTACCAGATTGCACACTCAGCGACGACACACGACACACAGCACACATCTCACTGTATGATACCCGAGTTAGATGACGACGTTCCCGACTACAAACGGGACGCGTTGCGCTCGGACCCGACCAAATGGGTCTACAACGCTATCAATCATCCTGTAGACCCCTCTCGAAATTACGACTTTAAGACAGAGGACGGTTCCCCACTCACACATCTACTCCACGAAGATTCGTGGATGTATCCTGAAAATTTTGCAGACATAAACGTCCTCCTGCTTGCCCGTGGTGAACTGAAATCCACCTCAACTGGGTGGCTGGCAACGTGGGCACACGACGCCTATCCACAACACCACACCTATTACGTCGCTCCGTCCAAAGGGCAGGTTATCGACTACGTTGACCCGATTCGGGAGACGTACGTCGAGCAGGCCGACATGGACGGACGGCGCAAAACCAACAACAAGACCAAACAGGTCTGGAAGACATACGTCGACAACGGCGACGGTGACCCCGACCCCGTCCTCGGACGGTTCCAGACGGACTCAGGTTACTCCGAGAAATCCGTCCGTGGGAAACACTCCCAACTTGGCATCACCGACGAGACACAGGACCTCTCGAAACGGGTCTTCAACGTCTTCCTGCCCGCTATCGACATGGGCTTGCCCGATGCAGACTGGGCACCAACCGTCTTCTGCATTGGAACGCCAAAGCAGACAGGCTCGTTTTACCATGATTTGTGGGAACGCTCCGATAAGCGAACGTGGGACAGAGAATCCCAGTCGTGGAATATCCAAGAGGACGTAGACCCATACACAATCTCCGCCGAGGAGGTTGCTGACCTTCCTGGCAATATCGACCTCGACGAAGACGACGAGTACACCGTCCACGGGTGGCACGTTGACTGGATTAATTCCCCACTCCATTCCGATGCTGACGTGGCACGCGCCAAACAGCAGATGGGGGAGATGGAGTTTGCCAACGAGGTCCTCGCCCAGTTCTACGACCCCGAGGACAACCTCCTCTCGGATGGCGACGTGAAAGCGTGTTTCAGCGAGGAATACGACTTCCGTCAGTCACCGTACAACAGCGACAACACCACTATCGTCGCTGCTGACTGGGGTGGTGGCTCGGACAAAAACGCCTCCGACACAATCTTCCTCGCTGCCGAACGGACTGAGTACGAAGACGGCACGGAGGAGTACATCGTCCTTGACATCGAGTTTCTGTCACCAGACCAGCGCAAACGAGCACAGATTCAAGCCTACGAAGACTGGCTGGTGCAGTACAACGCTGATGTCGGAATGGTAGACTACGGATACGGTACGCAGGCAATGGAGAGTCTGCAACACGGTGATGACACCGTTGATCCTGACGGCTATATGGACACAGTCAGTGCTGCGAAGTTCGGTAACGTTGCCGACAGAACTGACATCAAGTGGACCACTGACGATAACGACAACCGACTCTTTTTCACCTGTGACAAGTCCCGTTCGGTGACCCGAATGGTCGAATCAGTCCGTGACCAGCAGTGGGTGATTCCACGAGCGACTCCCGATTCCACGGGACTGTCCTTCCAGAACTCCGATTCCGATGGTGTCCGCTTCCTCGAACAACTCACAGCGCCCTACAAGACACTTGCCGAGACGACGACGGGCAAGAAACGAGTCGATATCGAGACGCCTGGAAACCACAGAGACGACTCATTCGACGTACTGGTTTTTTCTTGGTTGGCGTTCAACGAAGTTGCCACGGAAGACGATCCCGTCACGGACATCGAACTTTCATTCAACAAGGGACGATAACACATGAGTGATGCTTTCAACGATGTCATTACTGAGGAAGACACCGTTTCCTCGGATGACACTAACGATGAAATAGATACGTCCTCGATTGCCGATACCTTTCAGGCCGTAGACGGGGTCCGCTCGGAGTTGCCCGAGGAAGACGAACTGAACGACGACAAACGGTACGAGGACCCCGAATCTGGAGAACAGGCTGACGACGTTGACCCACGCGGCCTGTCACGGCAACCAACCCTCAACGAGTTACGCTACTATGCTCGACAGGGACCATACGGACAGGCTATCGTCGAGAAGCCCATCCGTGATGCGTTCAAACACGGCTTTACCATCCGTGGTGACTTCACGGAGGATACCTCGGGTGAAGGGAAGGCTCGTGACTACCTTGACGAGTACAAGGCCTACTACACAGAGTGTGAGCGAACCTCACGACGTGATGGTCTGACTGTTCTTCAACACCTCGTCTCCGATGCTAACCCTATCGAGGAACCTATTGACAGGGAGACAGCGAGTCACGAAGGCTTCCAGATTTGGACGCTGGATAACCTCACTGACGATCTGGCCGATACCACCGTCGCTGACCACACCGAGTACGATCACGACCAGATATACGTTACGGAGGGTGCTGAACACGGTGGCGTTGCCATTGTTGATGACATTCGGAGTCCAGACCACGGCAAGGTCCTCGGGTATGGTATCGAACACCGTCAAGACTCCGAACGGATAGACCCCGTCGTGTTCATCCACGAGGACCGCTGTGAAGCCTTCCGTTGGAACGAATGGGTTGATGGGAACCTTGGGAACAACGTCACTGGCAATCACGTCGGTGAATCCGTTATCACGAACGTCCTCGAACCCCTGAAAGCGACTCACATGGGGTACTGGGCGATGAAGAATATCCTCTTTCAGTACTCTGCGCCCCTTCACGCCGTGGAACCACCCGAGACGTGGGGTGAAGAAGAATACGACGTGTTCACGGAGAAACTCGATGATATCAGCATGGCAACCGACGCCACGCTCCCGCCTGGAGCGGAGTTGTCCGTTGCCGAGTCCACCTCGGAGTTTGACCCTGAACCCATCTATAACGTCCTCGTCAACGCCATCTGTGCGGGGACGGTGTTCACGCGTCCTGTCCTCGAAGGAACACAGACAGGAACCGTCAGTGGGTCGGAAACCTCACTGAAGGGGTATTTCAACGAGATTCACCTGCTTCGCACGGAACGCATCGAAGAAAAGTTCCGTACCTCACTCAAGAAAGTCTCCCAGTACGACCCCGAGACAGTCCCACCGCTGACCAATCCCGACAACCTCACCTTCGAGTGGGGACCACTGTTCAAGGCGACTGACATCGAGCAGGCAGAAGGTGCCGTCTCACTCGTCACTGCTGCCACGAATGGTGTCAAAAACTACGTCCTCACTCCCGATGAGGCACGGAATCTCGTCGAGGAGGAATGGGCACGCTTCGACATCGACGTGGACCTCGATACACTGTCCGAGGAAGACTTGGACGACCTCGACCGTATCAACCTCCGTGAAGTCGGGCGTGGACCACAGGACGACGAACCCGATGTCCGTGGGTCACGGATGCAACAGAACGGTGGCGGCCAAGAAGCAGGCGAGAATCGATCCTCATCGCAACCCCAACGAGCAGATGCTCGTTCAAATGCCACGTCGTCTACTGACGACGAGCCATCACAACGGGCTGACGCCCGTCCAGATGAACTGTCAGAGGAAACCATCGAACGACTTGCGGATGCCGTCACAGAGCGACTCACTGAGAACTAACATATGACAGAGAGATACTTTTTCACTGACACTGCCCACGGCGAACTGCACTACGTGGGTGATGATGTGACGGTGGACGGGGAGAACGACGTAAATGCGTCGGACCTTGAAACCGTCACCCTCGACAGCAAGTGGAACGACTTTTTCGACACTGACGAATACGTCCAGTTCGAGGCGACTGTCGCCCAACCAATCGTCCAACCGTACTTCTACGATGGGGAACTGCACTACTTCCGCAAGGACGAGACGGAACTGCGACAAGCACAGGCCCAACTGGACAACCTCCCGTGGACTGTCGGACACCCTCCAAAAGATCGTGTCACCACGGCAGATCAGATTCGTGGGTTCTGGTCCGATGCACACTACGATGGTGGGCAAAAGGCCACGGTGAACATCCCCGCCAACGATACGGAGGCAATCCGCTTTGCCGTAGACAACGGTGACGTGTCCGTTGGCTTCTCGGGAACCCTCGATTGGGTTGACGCTGACGGGAAGACGGATGCTGTCCAGCGCAACATGGCCTACGACCACGTTGCTTCCGTCGAGAACGGACGCTGTCCGCCTGAACGTGGGTGTGGACTGCATACCGACGACGGGAAAGCCCACCTACATGGCGACGACCACGCGACGAATGGTCGTCGTTATGACGAGTCCTCTGTGACGACTCGTCACGTCCACGTCCACACGGATGCAGTCCAGACGAAGATGTCCGAGGAAGACGGGATGCATGGAGACATGGACCCCGAGTACGCTGAAGGTGACTGGGTCGAGTGGGACTGGCCACCTGACTCAGAGAGTCAGCAAGACCGTTCGTCAGACAAGTCTGACTCAGGTTCAGGCGGTACTGCCCGTGGACGGGTGACGAACGTGTCCACGGAACGGTCCCTGACCACGTCAGGCACGACCCGTGACCCCACCGAGGAAGGCGAACCCGTCTACAAGATCAAACACTGGTCAGAGGGAGAGTGGGGCAACATGAAAGTTGCCTACGAATCCAACCTTCGTAGTGCGAGTCAACCCGAGAACTTCTCGGATACTGTTATTGTGGATACGTGCTCGGCACTGTGTTCGCCTGGACCATGCTCATGTGGCCTGCATGACCCCTTCGTTGATGTCGAGGTCAATGGCGAGGAGGTAGACCTCGTTCCACCCGAGGCAGTTCAAAATGCTGCCCAAGACGCCCTCGATGCGAGGGCAAACGACGACGTGACGGTCAACGGGATGACTGAACACGGGTGGTCCCGTGCCGAACAACTCGCCAGTGGTGAGGAACTGAGTCCCTCGGACATCATCGGTTCCTCGGGTGCGATGGCTCCGTGGTGGTCCCGTCACGCTCAGTACTCCATCGAGCAAGGTGACACCCTCTCGCTGGCTGGTGCTGACAAGGACAACCCGTGGGAAGACAACTCTTACACCTCGGGTAAAGGATGGGGTGGTGTCGCTGGCTACAAGTGGGCGATTCGCAAGGGCAACGAACTGAAGCGTGTCCGTGACGAGGAACCCAACTACGAGATGGTGGACTCCACCCATTCGCCTGTCACTGACGCGACGACAGTGATGGACACCATCACTTACGAGGATACGATGGGTGGGGACCTTGACGAACCCGAGATTCCCAACGAGGGATACGAACCCCACTACGTCTTCGACGCTGACACCAAATCCGACTCCTCGTTCCCACTCGTCGACGCCGATGGCAACCTCCGTCGGGAAAACGTCATCGCCGCAGCCTCTTACAGCGAGGATGCCCCTGACGAGGACTTCCTCATGGACGTGCTTCGTGAGGTGAACGACGCGTTTGAGGACCCACCGCTTGACGAGGAAACTGTCACTACGGATACTGCACCGCTTGCCAAACACCGCGTTCTCGCGGATGCTGCCCCCACAGACGATACCATGACCAACATTCAGACCTTCATTGACGAAAACGACCTGACCGTCGCGGATGTCATCGATGCCCTTGACGTGGAACTTGAGGCCATCGATGGCGTCCCGACTGAACCGACTGCCTTCTACGACGGCGAGCCTGACATCGAGGACCTTGCGGACGACTTCCCCGCTGTCAAGATGCTCGCTGACGACAAGGAAGACCTCGAAGACGAAGTCGACTCGCTCCGCGAGGACCTTCGTGAAACCAAACGACCTCGTTACGAGGAGAAGGTTGAGGAACTGACCTCGATTGCTGACGATGCCTTCGGAAGCGAGGATGACCTACTCGATGCCTTCGATGCCGAAGATGAGGATGAGCGACTGACCATCGACGACATCGAAGACAAGATCGAGACGGCCAAGGCCATCCGTGGTGCCGAAACCACCACCGCTGCCGACAGCACGTCGGACGACGAAGATATCGACGTTGACACCACGGTGTCGGTGGCCGACGAGGACAAGATTCGTTCCACCGAAGGTGGCAAACTCGACCTGTCCTCGGTTGGCAACTAATAACGACGTTCTTCAATCACACCAATGAGTCTCAAATACGTTTTCGATCAGGACGAATCGCAACTCCGCCGTGACCCCCTCGCTGACGGCGAGACTGTCACGGAGGGTGAATTTGTGTACCGCAACGGAAGCGGTGAACTGGAGCAGTTCGACCCTGCCAACGACGCACTACCCTCGGGCATCGTCGTCCATCACGTCGGCTCCCTCTCGGACGCACTCGTCGAACACGACGAGGACTACGTTCCCTACGAGGACCTCTACACGTTCGATGCTGCCGACGGTGATGCACCGTACTACCTGCCGCTGAAGGTTGGACAGACCATCCAGCCCGAGACGGTTACCGCAACCACTGACGCCAACGGCAACACGCCACCCGAACCCTCGATTGGTGACGGGAAAACAGTCGGTATCATCACTGGACCCAGTGGTGAAACTCGCATCGTCGAGGAGGGGTACACGTACGACGTGGACGACGATGGCACCGCAGAGACGTACTCGGAAAGTGGTGATGGTGATTTCGTCGCACTCGGTGAAATCTATCAGGAACCGCAGTACAAGCGTCTCGAAGACAACTACGATCAGCGCGTCCCAGTCTACCTCTCGGCTGAGACGTTCCAGGCGTAACGTAGCCATACCATTTTAACATATAACAATGCCTGTTAGCACGAAGCTCAAGGAAGAAGCACAGAAACTCGCTATCCCGCGCCGTGACGACGAGATGTTCGTCCGTGAGGACTTCGATCAGAAGCGCCTCCGTTACCAGTTTGCGGGTGTCGAGGACATCGCAATCGATCAAGAAACCATCAAGACCGAAGACATCGAGGTGATGGACCCATCCACCCTCGAAATGCCCGTCGGTCCTGCTGGTGCCTATGACGACCACGGCACCGCAGGTGGCATGGAAACCATCATGGTGGATGGTCAGGAATGGGACTCGTTCGTCTACAACGACGGCTTCACCTGGCATCCCGACATGGACGAAGTCGAGTCCGTGGACCGCCAGCGAACTGCTATCGAAGAAATGTTCCATTTCTTAGGTGATATAAATTTCTTCCTCGGGATGGACATCGACAACGACGGGACCAACGAGTACAAGGGGATGTTCGAGTTTATCCGTGATTCGATCCCCTCGAAACGGACCTTCGACTGTGAGGACTACGACGGGGACGCGACTGGTTCGACGGGAACCGACTACTCCGAAATCCCCGAGGACCTCATCCGTGGGGAAGTCTTCGAGGCTGTCTACGAGGACTTCGGTGGCTCGGCACTCGACGCTGGCAGTGGCTTCGATCTGATGATCGGATCGCCCACTGCCATCAATCAGTTCACGGGCTACTCCGTGGGTGCCACCACTGACCAGCAGCGTGGTCCCACGTTCATGCAGCGTCTCATGGACGCTGACACCGTGCAGGAAGCGTTCAACGTCCCGTACAAGCTCCAGCCTGACTACCTCCACGACGCCGCTGAGGACGATCTCCCCGAGGACTTCATGCGGTTCTCGATGGTCGACCTCGATACGGCTGTCAACCCGTCTGGCATGGCTCCCCTCGGCTACGACGAAGTCTTCCTCATCCCCGACGTGGAGATGTGGATGGACGAGTACGTGGACCTGCGTGAAAGCGGTGCGCCGACCCACTACGGTCCCGTCGAGCAGGAGTTTACTGGTGCGGAAGCACATGGCTACAAATGGCGGTATTCGCATAAATTCAATCCGCTCGAACGCCACGGCGACGTGACGGACGTGGTCTGGCTCCAGAACGTCTCTGAACTGTTCGGCAAGAACAACTAATTGACAGTTCCACTCATGGGGCTGTTTGCTGAAATCACGGCATTATTCGCGGCGGGATACGGGTGGCTCTTTGTCACCTTTATCGTTGTCTACGAGTTGTTCGCCCCAGTGTGGCTTGACAGGGACACCACTCTTGCACCACTGGTCCGTGACCTTCCTCAGAACGTTGACGACATCGACGACGCACAAACGGACATCCGAAAGAACATGAACCACGTCCAAGACCACGTCGAGGAAGTGCAAGAGCGACAAAAACTCCAGATGCAGGTCCAACGAGCACAGGCACGAGCCACCGATGACATGGACGAGGAACAGGTCGACAACTACCTGTATCAAAACGGTGTAACTGTCGGCACCTTCCTCAACGAAACGGCTGACGGTGGTGAGCCTGACGATGCCGAGTGAACCGTGGGTCATCACCGATGATAGTGGCCTCCGTGATGCTGTCCGTGATGAAACTGCCTACGACACGGGGAAGATAGACACGGAGACACTGAAGGGTCTACTCGATAGTGCCAAACGAATCCTTGCACTGCAAGCGGATGTTACCTCATTCTACGACGACCGTGGCATCACGATGGCGCTACTCGGTGTCACCTGCATCAAGGCCAAATCCCACGTCGAGAATCAGCCTGTCCGTGTCAAGAACCTCGCTGGTGAGGACGTAACCTTCCGTACGACGGATGGCTCCTCACTCCAAGTCGAGGAATACGAGGAGATGACTCGTCTCGGACTGGCCGAGTCCGACAAAACCGACAAAGGAACCACGGAAATCCGTCTGACACGGACGTTCCTCCACGACTAACATGGACACTCTGGACTACATCCACGACGCAATCACCGAACAGGCGATTGCCTGTGACATCTTCCGTCCCGACGACAGTGCAGCAGTCTACGATGACTCGCTTGTTGACACTGGCTCGTCGGTAGAGATTGCCATTTCTGACCCCTCGTCTACGTCCGTGGTCCAGACGGAGGGTGTTGGGGAAGACATCTCGCTCGTGGGCCATGTCGTACCACAAACGGACCAAAACGGACAACTCACGGAGGTCCTCCACGTCGGTGACCAACTCGTCCCCCAGTCTGCACCCGAGAAAGCATACGACGTACGAACCAAAGACGGAGTCCCAAACGAACTGGACCCCGAAATCTGGCAAGTCGGTCTCGAACGAGCCAACGCATCCGAGTAACTAACTCTTTTTCGTACATTCAATCAGTATATGAGTGATTTTTCCGATGCCGCCAAACGCGTGTCTCGACTTCGGGACAACCTCGAAGACGGACACGAGCGTGCCACCAAAGAGTCGATGGGGACGATGCAGACTGGTGTGCAATCGGCTATCCGTGGCAACGACTCGGTGGCACGAGGCGTCCTCGTCAACGATGTCTCCGAAGGAGAACTACCCAGTGCCACCGCGATGGTTGCTCGGGCCGTTGGCGTCCCCGAGTGGGGCAAATTCCTCGAACACGGCACAGGTTCCCGTGGTGGACGGACACAGTATCCCGATGACGATACGTACTCAGCACCCTCACCACTGCCACCACTCGACCCGATTCTGACATGGGTCGTCGCAAAGAACCTCACACCCGACGAGTACGATTCCCAGTACGCACTGGCCGAGGCAATCGCTCGGACGATTGGTGAGGAAGGGACCTTTCCCCACCCGTTCCTCCGTCCGACGTGGTACAGCCCGTCGTTGGGATATCGCAACGTCATCGACGAAAACGTCCGTGCAATGCGACGAGCACTACGGAGATTCTAACCCATGCGACAAACTGATGTTATCGAGTGGCTCGCAGGGGAGTGTGTCACTGTCCTTGCGAACACACCGTCACT